TAGAAGTTGCTGCACGAGATAAACCTCCGATTGTGTGCAATAAACCGAAGCCGTAAAAACCAAACCCTGGTAAAAACTTGAAATGAGTAAAATATTGACGTTTCCTCTTTAATGGGTCTTGTTCTCTAAAGTTTCTAGAAATCGATAACACTTTTCCAGAATTCTGATCAAGGGTGACAATATAAGGCAACATAATACCCGAAGGATTCCCCTCCATATCCGTGTCTTCAAAACCTTCCAAGTCCAAGTCAATGTGACATTCCAATAAGGTATAAGAGTCATCAGAATAGTTCGGACGTAGTCCCAACAACTCATCAGCACGTTCTTGGATAGCTCCGTCATCTTCGCTATCGTCTGCTTCAGATAATTCAACATCTTTATAAACTCCCGCTACTTGTAGTTTTCGAATATCATTATACGACATTCTGACAACATGTGTCACCCTCTCCGCTGTTCTTAAATCACTAGCCGAGTACGGAACAACCATATCTTCAGCTGGAACAAACTTGGAAACGGCTCTCTGCTTGGTTTCATCAAAATAAACTTTTTTAAATGTAGAACCAGTAAGCGGCAAATAAAATAACATTTGATCTGTGTCTGGATCATACTCCTCCATGATCTCAGTAATCTGATAATTCATGAAATCTTCTACACGCTGTGCCTGTGCTTCAGTCTCCGAGGTCGGAGTTCCTAGAACCTGAGTCTTTACTGGCCCACCACTTGGTAACATCTCTTTATATGATTGTGCTTGAAACTGGGTAACAGCTTCAGAAAGTAAAGGGTGAGTTACACCACTTGCCCCTAAGAAAGGTTCACTTCGATCCTCGTAGTTTATTCCTAGTAACCCTAATCCTTTAGATATAGCTTCTTCCCAATCTTCCCTAGACTCTAAATCTTCACGAAATTTAGATTGAAGATCCGAGGACAAAGAGCCAAGTACGTCTTCGTCAAGAACCTCGGCTAAATTGGCATTGTGATCATAAGGCTCGGCAATAACCTCAGTTACCCCCTCTTCCATAAGTTCTATGCCGTCAGGGAGTTGAGTCTCGGTACCCGGTACTTCGATCTGGAGGCTATCTTCTTCAGGCATCGCTTGGCCCCCTGCTCCTATTGATCCTTCTACCATGCCTGCGATTTGTCTAGGTTGTATTGCCATTTTAGTTTTTCCTTAAAAATCTGCCAAATAACTTTTCTATCATATTTAGCTGTGATGATCTAGATGGAGGTGGTTTAGGAAACGCCTCCGATCTAGGTATAGGTAAGGGCACTTTTTGAGTTTTTGTTTTAGCTCTTGGAGGTACACCCTTTTTTCTGAGTTCACTTTCTGCGGCTTCAAATAATGGTCTTGCTACATCTTGAGTAATTCTTGAAAAAGCTCTTTTTTCAAGTTCAGGATCAATTCTACTCTTATCTTTCATAATCTCTTCATCGGTAGCAAAATTATAAGGATCGTCTTTTCTTTTTAAATAATCTAGAGCCGTAACAAAATCTTCTTCTGTTCGAGTATATTTTGGCTTGAAATTAGGTGGTAACAAATCTTTAGATCTTAAATATTGAAAAGCTGCATGAGCTAATTCATGGGTTGCTGTTCTTATCGTGTCTCCTTTTTTATTCTTGTCTTTTCCTACAATTATTGAAGCAATTCCTTGAGAAGGAATTTTTTTAAGTTTTATACCTTGATTTTGCATTTCTTGAATAATATTAAAAGGCTGATTAAAATTATCTACCACATTATCTACGTCAGGAAAATATTGACCACCAATATTATATGAATATCCAGAGTCAGCTATGAAAGCTAAAAAATCGGTGTCACCGTCTTCTACAAGTTTGTATCCTAATCTAGCAAAAGGATCAACCATTCCAGGTTCAATGTCCGCTCTAAACTCAACATCAGCTAATAAAGAAGGGTTTATTTTTCCGAGTGGTTTTCTAGGTGGAGGTTCTGGTTTGTAATCTGATCCTATACTTTCGTTTATAGGTCTAGGAGTAGGCATAACCAGTTTTTCATTACTTTTTTTAAGCTTTACTTCTGGTTCAGCCATTATGTAATCCTTGTTACCCTTTTTTTACCAGGAGCTAGTATATCAGAAAATCTGTTCTTAACTAACTTCCCTTTTTTATGTGGCTTTCTATTTAACTTTTTTCGTATTTTCAAAAGTCTAGTCGTCATCAGTAATACTCTCTTGCTCTACGAGGAAACCAATCTTCTGCGATCTCTTCCCCTTGTAAACTAATAAATCCGCCTTGTCTAAACCTCATTAGTGCCATCGTCATGCTATCACAATAGTCATCATGGTCGCCATTCGGAAAAGAAGCAACCTCCTCAATAACTTCGTCAGCAAACTTTTCATTAGGATACCATACTTTTCCCGATTCGAAAATAGGAGATACCATGTGCATTCTAGTGGTCTTGTCCATACCACCCCCACCCTTTCGTCTACCAGGACTGAACGTAGTAACAGGTAAATTAATTAATCGTAACTCATCAGCCAAAGAAGCTCCAGAAGCTTTTGCTTCTATTAACATCATGTCTGGCTCCCAGTATTCGTTTTGCTCTACAGCAATTTCTTTGAGTTCTGGAAAATTCCAACGTCCTTTTTTAGCATCTAACAAAATTAAATGCTGCTCTCCATTTTCTTTCGGCTCAAATACACCCCAAGTCGTAATAGCAGAATAGTCAGCAGTCTCTTTTTTGCTGTAAGCCGTATCGTAACTTTGAATTATATAATCAAGTCTTGGTGTGTCTTCTCTCTCCCATAACCGCCACCACTCACGCTTGACCATAGCAACGTCATCAGAAGTAGGATCTTGTTGCCACTGAGCATTCCATTTACTAGGGGATAGTGACGCTTTGACTTTTAGTAATTCTTCCTTTTTCCAAAACTCATGCCACAGTGGTTCCCCCGAAGGAAGTATGGCTGGGAATTCTATTACTTCCCATTGATCAGCCATAATGTCCTTTGCCTGTGCCTGTAATAATCTCCCCGTCAGGTCTTTTTTAGACCATCTGGTCTGGACAATTATTATGGTACCCCCCGGTTGTAGTCTTTGTCTTGGACCAGATGTATACCACTCATATGCTGTGTCATAAGCACTAGAGGACAAAGCATCTTGTTCCGAGTGCGGATCATCAATGATCAACAAATCAGCACCACGACCAGTCATTGCAGCACCCACCCCCGCAGCAAAATATTCCCCGCCAGCACTTGTCTCCCAACGACCCGCTGCTTGGCTATCCTGTTTCAAGTCCGTGTTGGGAAAGATCTCAGCATATATGGGATCGGCAATGAGATCACGAACCTTCCTACCAAATCTTACAGCAAGTTCCGTATTCATGGTAGCCTGTATTATTTTTAATTTTGGATTACGTCCCAAGAACCAAGAAGGCATGAGATAGGATGCAAACTCTGATTTAGAATGTCGAGGTGGCATATTAACAATCAGTCTTTTTAGTTTGCCCTGGGCTATCGCTTCTAGTTTCTCGGCTATAATGCTGTGATGCCTACCCTCAATGAAACCGTCATACACATGCTTTGCATATGACATGAACTTCTCACGGGCCTTATCACGGGTGTCTAGCTTCTGTAGTTGTTCTTCCAGTAACAGGGCTTCTTTAAGTACCTCATCGGGCAACGCTTCTAGGTTCTTTAACATGCCCAAACGATAATACATTTGAATGAAATTATCAACCTAACTATTACAGACGTAGTATGCAAGCATACTACGGTCATATGTGGGGGAGGGGGGCCTTGGTTCTAGAAACTTATTTTTGAAATTCTATAAGTTACCCCAATTGCGAATGATTATCATTCTCACCCAGGTTTTCAAGCTGTGACATTTTTATCACAGCATAAATAAATAATTAAAAATGATTAAAATAATTATTGTTATACTATAATATATAATATAGGATAGTATTATAAATTAACTTAATAGAGAGAGTAAAAAAATGAATATAAAACAATTAAAAGAATATGTTAAAAATACTTATAATGTTAATTGCTTACTTGATAGGTTTGGAGCAAATACTAAGCTTAAAAAATCTTCTAAAGGCATTTATAACGTAGCTGGATTATCATTAATGCCTAGCATTAAATTTTGCCCCATGAGTATAAAAGCAGGATGTTTTGATTTATGTTTAAAATCTGCTGGACGTGGAAAGTTTAACAACGTTGTTAATGCAAGAAATAACAAGAGTAATTTTTATAATAATGATTATGATTTATTTATTGAATTATTAATTCATGAATTAAAATTGCACGTTATTAACTGTAAAAAGAATAATGTAAATCCATCTGCGAGATTAAATGTATTAAGTGATATCCCTTATGAAAAGACAGATATTTTTAATATATTTGAAGAAATATATTTTTATGATTATACAAAACGAGCTAACAGATTAGATACTTGTAATAAGATTAAAAACTATAAATTAATGTTTTCATACTCTGGAAAAAAAGAATATCAAAAACAAGTTTCAAGAGCTATTGAGTTCAACAATCCAATTGCTGTTGTTTTTAAAAATGAATTTCCAAAAATGTTTTTAAATAGACCCGTTTTTAATGGTGATTTAAGTGATATTGATAACTCAACAAAAGATAATTATATAATAGCATTAAAAGCAAAGGGTTCACTTGCTAGAAATTCATTTTTTGCAAGAAATGATTTTGTTGTAGCATAAACTAAAATCTTAAAAATCAAATAGCAGGTTTTATCCTGCTATTTTTTTGCTTAAAAAAAATTTTTGAAAAATGACCGTAATATAGTAAGACCGTAGGTCTTTCATGACCGTATAATAAGTATGACCGTAGGTCATTCCATGACCGTTGTCAGCTTGACCGTAGGTTAAGATGACCGTTTTTATGTGACATTTTTGCAACAAGGTAAAAATAAAAAATAAAATAATTAAATTAATAGTTTTTATTATATATAAGATAATATAATATATTCTTATAACGTTAACAAAACAGAGAGTAAAAAAATGAGTAAATATGATAAGGACTACATTCATAATAAAAAAAATGGTGGTACAATTTATTGTTATGGCAATATAGAAGAAGATTCAAACTTTTATATTGTCTGTGATAATGAAAATTATGATGGTGTTGCGTGTGATGTCGATGCTATAAAGTTAAATACTTGGAAAAAAGTTTGCGAATATTTAATTAAAAATTATCGACATGACATTGAAGAAATTTCAACCTGCTGAAGATTACTCTCGGCTCTCTCCCCGAAAGGGGAGGGGGCTAAAAAATTTTGATGACCGAATATATGATGACAGTAGATGCCTTGCGTTCGCAGAACGCAAGGTCGCAGGTCGCAAGACCTGCTCCAAAGGTCGCAAGACCTTGAACCTAGGTCGCAGGTCGCAAGCCCCCTGCCCTACCCTCCCCTGCCGAGGGGGCTGTGACATTTTTGCAACACCTCTCTTGCAAATATGCAACAACGTCTTTGATCGATCCTCGGACTAAATAGTCTATGTCCTCGATCCTAGAACCTTGGATTTCTAATGCTTTTCGTCCCTCAAATAAAAATAGACATCGATCAGAGGGGCTTGATGCAAGAAAAAAACTAATGCCATTACTTCGGTTATATGAGATATGCCAAGCTATCTGAGACTTTTGTAGGACTATCCTATTATTTTTTATTATTTTTAATTCAATAAAAAAAACATTTCCATCAAGACATATAAAGGTGTCAGCAATACCTTCTCCAACTCTATTTTCTATCCTCTGAAAGAACGTTTTTTTGGGTAGGTTTTGTTTCAGTATTGTTGATAATATCTTCTCCGTTTTTGCCATCCTCTATCCTCTTATAACTGCCTTCAAAGGCATAACTATGTGATTTTCTAAGTTCTGATAATCTAGCAACAATTTCATCTCTTGATAATTTATCTATACTATGAATGTTTTGAACTTCTCTTTTATCAACAGATAAACCACCTAGTGATGATCTTATTTTTTCTGCGTTTACGGCTGAACTAAATTGACCTTCTTGTTCGGCTTTATGAGATAAATCCGAAAATCTCTTTAGCTGACCAATCAATGTCACTCCATATTTCTTTTCTCTCTCTTCTCGAAGTTCTTTTATGTAATCCGTTACTAAAGGAAAATCTTTTCCGTTCAATAACTTTGATGCTTGAATATGTGAACTCTCTTCAGCATACCCAGCCATCCTTGCACATTTAGAATTAGAATAAATTCCCTCAACAATAAATTTAGCAAATTCTTTTTGCCTATTTGTTAGTTGATTTTTATTGCCCATAATACAATATTCTCCTCGTTTTTTACTTTTTTTAAAACTTTTTTGAAACTCTATCCAACTTTATAAGTGTAATAACGTAATAAAAATGTAAACGATATTCTTCAATGTTTTCAATGACTTTTACACTTATTACACTTTTACACCTATTTTGAAAAATATTTTTTAAAAAACTTTTTTTGAAATTATAACTGTATATATTCATTTTTTTCTTGACGTATTATTTTACTATATGCGATAACTCCTATATCGTCTTTTATAAGATGTTATTTTTTAAGTTAATTATAATAGAAAGAGAGTAAAATGAATAGACAATTTTTCCATTACGATAAATTTATTGGAAGTATTCCAATAGAAAAAAATACTGTAGTTCTTACTAAAGTAGTTGAGAAACCTAAATACAGATATTCTCATGTTGATGCTGAGTGGACTAAAATTACTTCAGATAATCACTCTACTAAGGATGATACTTTAGACACTTTGTTTGAAGATCTAAAAAAATATAATCAAGACAATAATTCTTTTGTCATGAAAATGGCTTTTGTTTACGGCAAGAAAAATTCTTTAACTGAGAAACAAATTGAAGTTCTTAAAAAGATTTTGAAAGATGCCATTGCTAATCAATCAAGTTCCAAGAACCAAGGTTCGATATCCGTGGACAAGATTAGGGAGTTATTCAGTACTCCATTAGAGAACGGATTAAAATATCCTAAGTTTACAGTAGGTGACATTACTTTATCTTTACCTACTGAGAACTCAGCATCTCATAATAAGGATGCTATTTATGTAAGACATGAGGATGTTTATGTAGGCAAGATTTTAAATGGTAAGTTTATGCCTACTAGTAGATGCGATGCATCAGTATCTGACAAGCTAATGGCTATTGCTAAAGACCCTATGTCCGAGGCTATAGGTCATGGTCATTTACATGGTAACTGTAGTATGTGCAGAAAGAGATTATCTGATCCTAGATCAATGAAAGTTGGTTATGGAGAGATATGTGCTGATAAATGGGGTTTTCCTTGGGGAGAGAAATAATGATTTTTGATAGAGAAATAAGAACCTTTCATAGCTATAGAAAAGAAGTTTTGGATATTGTTAAGAATGAGTTCAAAGAAGAATGTGGGTGTGAGTTTGATCAGAATATTTCTTTTGATCAGCTACCCATAAAAAGAGGTTGGCATAATCATGAAAGATTAGATGTTTGTGATTATTGCTACGAGGGTTTTGATATTATTAGAGATCAGCTAAGAGCATCTGATGATGATCAAGATCCATATGATGAGAGGGAAGGTATGTATGATAATCCATCTTACTACCAATCCCTTACAGAAAAATAAACTTTAACGGAGATAAATCATGAATGAAGTAATTAAAGATATTGAGAGACTAAAAGAAATTCGAGATCAAATAAGTTCAATCAATGGGATGTATTATACTAAGAATATAATTCAAGATATGATTGAAGAAAAAGAAATCGTAGTAAAAACTTTTGAGAAATATCATGCTGATGACCGAAGTCAATGGATGTCAGATGTAACTAAAATTTTAAAATTAGGAGAGAAGTAATGAATCAGATAAATAAACTTTGCGACATTTATAATCGATGGGGAGATAAAAATAATCTCTCTCCATTACCTAGTGCAGATGAATTGGAATACGATTACAGATGTGGAGAGATAAGATTAACCTTTTATCAATTTCATTGGTTGAGAAGATTTAGAGTTCTTTGGGATCAAGCTGAAAATCATGAGATCAAAAAAGGAAGAACAGAGGGTCAAAAAATGTATTCACTTTGGGAAAAATATTTGATCAATGACAAGAGAGGTTTTGAAGAATTCTTTTCTGAAGAATTTGGATTTACAATCGATGAGGCAATTACTTACAAGCAACTTAAATTATTATGTGAAAAACTTATAGGAGAAAAATAATGAATGGAATATTAAACATACCTTACTTAATTGATGAGGCACATGGGTGGATAATTGTGACAAGGGAAGACCTTCGTAAAGCGAGGCTACATCCTGCTGATTTTCCAAAAGCATATAGAACCAAGGGCGAAGAACTTTTTGCCCTTGAGGAAGACTGTGAGATGCCAAAGCTATTGCAAAAATTAAATAGCAATGGAGTTATATTTCAGATCAATGAGAAGTTCATCACATATGATGATAAAGACAACCCTAGAAATTGGAGATAATCATGGAAAAGAAAAACACTAAAAGAAATATGATAGGCATAAATTTACTTCTTACAATGAAAGAGATTATTGAAGAAGAAATCGAGGAAACAGAACTTTTTATAAAAGAAAATAAAAATATTTTACCTCATACCCTTGAATATAATAATTTATAATCCCATATGATAAAATATATAACTTTAATGGAGAGACAATTGAATAAATTAAAAGATAAAATGTTAGAGGTGGAGTTGTTCGTAGGAGAGCAACTTCAAGATCTAACCAATGATCAAGTAATTAAAGCCGTGGATAAGAAGTATGGATCTTATTGGGTAAACTATGCAAAAGAATTGCTTTTGGAATTTCAACAAGAAATCAGATCAGAAAAAGCCGTATCATGGGAGGAAATATAATGGGATATACTAATTATTGGTATCAATACGAAAATTTTACTGACGATGAATGGGATCAAATAAAAACTTTTTTCCGTGGTATGAACTCAGTTTTTGGTGGTGGTGGTTTAATGCAAAATCAAATCATTGAAGATCAAACTCATAATCAAGAAAATAATATTGTTTTTAATGGTTGTATTGATCCTCATGAAACTTTTGTCTTGAACAAGTTTAAGCAAGAAATTGCTTATTATGATGGAGATGATACTGCTTTTCATTTTTGTAAAACAAATCGAAAACCATACGATAAATTTGTATGGGCAGTTTTATGTTTTGCAAGAAGTGTAAAAGAAGACAAATCTAAGTTTAGAATAAGCAATGATGATGGAGATAGTTTGGGGCATGAACAAGAAGAGGGTGTTCCATTGTCTGAAGAGATGATGAATCAATCTCCATTCGATAATAATAATTAAAAAGGGGAGCAAAGTAATGGAAACTATTAATGCAGGAACTTTTAATATAGATTTTTTTGAGTTAGATAAAAGAACTCAGAAAAAAATATCAAAAGTATATAATGAATCTCATCATGATTGGTCAGAGAATTATTATACTGATCCAAAGGTCACACATCCGAGTATCAAGATCGATGTACCAATACCCAAGGATTGGACATCTTCATCTTATAAGAATGATCTTTCTCCAAGTTTCACTCACAAAGGTTTACAGATTTTTGTGTGTGATGAGAAGACAAAAAAACTAGAAGAACTACATTTCAAATATTCTGTTATTCGAGACGGAGATTATGGTTATGCTCACGATGATTTATTGTTGAGTGATGATTGGAAAGAAGTTCTTAAATTTGTAAATGAATATAAGGAGGAAACTAATGCAAATAAATAAAATTGAATTAAAAAATATATCTCACTATGCGAGAGGTTCAGAAGAGACACCATGCTATAATGCGACAGTCTACGTCAATGGTAAGAAAACTATTGAGGTATCAAACGATGGACATGGTGGTTGTGATCGTCAACATGGAATAGGGGATTTCAACTACAATACTGTAGATGAAGTTAATAAATGGTGCATCAAAACTTTTGGTCAAGAAACTTGGGAGCATGATGGAAAGACTTTTTCTACTGATCTAGACTTGGAGCATTATTGTCATCAAGAACTTTACAATTGGCTTGATACCAAGGTACTGAAAAAAGAACTAAAAGATAAATATCTTTGTATTGATAAAGACAAACTTGAAGACAAAGAATTTTTGGTTGCATGGAAAAGAAAAGGCAATCACATGGATGATTATTTCAAAAACTTTTTGAAAAAAGAACAACCTCATATGGTGGATAAGTGTTTAAACTTTTTACCATTTGATGATGCCCTAAAATTATTCAAGGAGTGTGCATAATGCCTAAAACAATTCAAGAGTATAAGAGTCAAAAAGTAAGTGGTTTTGATGTTTGGCTTGATAGTGGAGTTTGTATCAGAGGTTTTAAAGAGTTTGATGAAAAAGCTATCGAACAAGCCAAGAAACAAATTATTGATATGATTAAAAAAGACCAATGCTCATGGTATTGGGAAGAGTTTAGGGGAGATGAATAATGGAAAAAGAAGAACTATATCCAACGGACTATGTGATAGTCGATAGCAAGACACATAAACCTTTAGAGGGATATGAACACGTTTATCACTACACTTCAGTTATAGATAACTTTAACGAGAAATTAATGAAGGAGGGTTATGAATATATCTCTATGTCAGAATTATCTGACGTAGAGAAAAATAAATTTAAACAATCAATAAAAGAAACTGAGGAGTTTTATAATGAAAGTTAAAATACCAACACCAACTTTTTTGGAGATACAGTCTCATTTAGCCGATTGGTTAATGAATACTGACGTAGGAGATGATGTCTACAGTACTATGGTCGAGATGGTCAACAATGAAGAAAGATACACAGATGAGGGTCAAGACTATTTTAACGACTACTACGATTATGCTGAGACATTTTTATTAGAATATTTTGAAAAGGAGGAAGACAATGGGTAGAAAATCTAAATGGGAATTAGAAAGAGACAAGGAAGAGGCTTTGAAAAAGAAAGCTATTAAATCTCTTACTGAAGATCAAATAAAGGCAATCAATAAAGCATATGAATCAATAAAAGATGCTTTATGTAATGCTAGAGAAATAGAAGATCTTTACCTGTCAGATATAAGAAATCTAGATACGGCAATGTGGAAACTTAAACATCAATTTAATTTGGAGGACGACAATGGGTAGATATTATCACGGAGATATTGAGGGCAAGTTTTGGTTTGCCGTACAGAGTTCTAATGATGCTGACTTTTTTGGATGCGAGGGCGAGGCTCGTTTTCTAAATTACTATTATCATGAGGGACATTTAGATCAAGTAAAAGAGGGCATCAAGGATTGTAAAAGTTCTTTAGGAGAATACAAAAAGCACCTAGATAACTTCTTTAAAACCGATGGCGACAAAGGATATAATGATCAGATGTTAGCTGAGTATCTAGATAAGAATGCCAAGAATGGAACTCATACGGAGAATGGTGTTAAGTTCTTTTTAGAATGGTATGCAAGACTTGAACTTGGAAAGCAGATACTCAAGTGCATCAAGGACAATGGAGAATGTAGCTTTGAGGCAGAACTATGAAAACTTATAATGTAGTTGTTAGCTTTAGCGAGAGAAGAGATTATCTCGTTAAGGCTAATTCCAAAGAGGAGGCAGAAGAAAATTGGTGTGATTTTGAATACACCAATTCCACTCCTTTAGAAGAATATGTAGTAG